GACTCGTTTTGCCGAGCTCACAGGACTCGCAGCTGCAAACTTCTCCTCAACAGCAGGATCTAACTCTACATCTCTCAGCGTAGACGACTTTTTTGACGGTATTTTTGCTCTCGAGCAAGCTGCTTCCGGAGCTGGCGCTCCTGGACCTTATGCTGCAGTACTCGCTCCTAAAGCATTGACCGAGCTACAAGATTCTCTTCGTAATGAGACAGGTAATGCAGTGAGCCGTATGCAATCCTCTATGGACATGCTCGCAGCTAAGGGTGAAAACTACGCAGGCAATCTCTTCGGTGTAGATGTATATCGCTCAAAACACGTCAACGAAAACGGATCTGCAGGTTATGATAACTTCATGATCTCTCCGATGGCTCTCGGCTATGTGGACGGTATTCCTGCAGCTCTTCAAGGCTCTAAGGATTTCATGTCTATGGGCAAGATCGTCGTAGAGTTTGATCGCAAGCCTATGTCTGCAAGTACTTACATTGTAGGCCATGCGTATCTTGGTCTTGGTGTTATCGAGGATGCTAGAGGCGTTAAGCTTCTCTCAGTTCGTTAGTAGATCGCTTTGTCAGGAGTCTGCAGGATCTATCATCTCTGTAGTCTCCGGATTTTGCGGTCTCCTGACTCTTTTTTTCAATAGGAGACTACATGACAGACTACAGTAAATTTGCTCAGCCGTGGGAGCAAAAATCCGAGGTACAGACTCGGATTCCCAAGGCATCTAACGCAAGGTTTTTCTTTGCACACAATCCCGAAAACTGGGAATTGAAAATATTTGAGGCCTATACAATGACAGAGGACGGAAAAAAGAAGAAGACGAGCATCCCGATGCTCCTCCCTGTTTTGTCCTCAATCGGAGAGACTCCAGGAGTCAACGGCACAAGAGCCATCGGCAATCGTATCGACTCCTCAATCATGAGAACAAATCTCCAGGACAAAGGATGGACAATACTCGATCCTGCTCGTCATGATTATCTCAGAGTGTATCCTGCTCACAAAGGCAATTATCACACATCAAAATGGATCAAACTTGAGCAGATCGGCCGACGCATGATTGAGCACTTCGACCAGGAGGCATACGACGAATGGAGACGTGATCTTGTTGCATCCGGAGCTCTCAATCCTCCTCATCCTCAAATCGCTTCTCTGCGTCTCATCTCAATGAATAGAGCGATGAGCAGACTAGAGAGAGATCAGCATATACCAGAAGTAGCGACAAGACTCAAAACAAAACAAGAGGAGCTCAACCTGACAAAAAAGGCCATTGAGCGAGTCGACAAATTAGGAGGAGCTGCGTATGAGCTCAGATAACAAAAGAGCCGCGATTGACAGGATCGCTCAAAGAGTCGCTCAGCAATCCAACATCTCACACCAAAAAGCTCGCGATATGGTAGTCAAGCATATCGTAAGAGCAGAAAACAAAAAAAATCAATAGGAGTCAGTCATGGCATTCACAGACAAAGCAGAATTCAAAATCCCTCGTCACATTGTCCAAAAAGACGGACTCAACATTGAGACAATCACAGCAGACAAAAACTTGAGCTATAGTGATTCTCAGTATCAAGTAATCACAAATAACAAAGGTTCCTCAGCTACTATCAAAGTGCCTGCTGAAAAAAACGGAGCTTGGTTTTGGTTCAAAAATAGCGCGTCATCGGCTCATTCTTTTGTGATCCAAACTGACGGAGGTTCTCCAATCATCGGAGGAGCAGGACTTGCTGCAGGAAAAGCTGCTCTTGTAATGTGCGACGGCTCAAATTGGGCTGTAGTATTCCAACAGGCATAATAGATGTCATCATCTACTCCATACGCAGCACAAATCCGAGCTATTGAGCTACTCGAGAGAGGCCGGTCTCAGACTACTGAGATCAAAGTCTATCGGGATGGCTCTCAGCTCGTGCCAACGTCAGCGACGTATACGATCACCAAACCAACAGGAGCAGATCTCATCTCAGGAGCCTCTGCGACAATCGCGGTTAGTGGGACAGTATCATATACGCATACGGCAGAGCAACTCGCTGCGACTTTGGAGCTAGGTGAGGGATATGTCCAGGAGTGGACACTAGAGATCGACGGAGAAGAGTATCTATTCCGTAGGATGGCAGCTCTCGTCCGTCGCAGACTCTATCCTGTTGTCTCAGACATCGATTTGACAGCAACATACTCGGATCTTGAGAATCTCAGGCCGTCCTCATTGACTAGCTATCAGCAGTACATAGATGACGCATGGTTTCAACTCCTGAGACGCATACGCAATAGAGGGATGGGGTACGAGTATCTCATGATGACTCCTGAGAGCTTTTTTGAGTCTCATCGTCATCTCAGCCTCTATCTCATATTCCGAGATTTCCATAGCTCTCTCGGACAGAGCAACGGGAGATATTTGGATCTTGCGAATGAGCACTATCGTCTCTATCGTGATGAGTTCGACTCTCTAAATTTTGTGTATGATGAGGATCATAACGGAGAGCCAGACGATCCAAACAAGAGGACACGAGGACAGCCTACGATCTTCTTGAATCGTCCAGGAGAATACTATTGGAGACGGAGATACTAATGAGCGTATCGGTCAAAGAGGTACAGAGAGCACTCGCCAACAAAATCGGAGCATTGTCAGGATTTAACGAGGTCAGACAACTACCGGAGCTATTTGGACGCACACAAAACACGCTCGCTCATCTCGGATTTGCCGTAGAGGTATCCTCCTCACAGCAGGCAAACGAGAGACAAAGGAGAGCGGTCGGTCTTTACGTTGAGACTATGGTGCTCATCAAAATAGCATACAGACTCCGTCCTCATGATTTGATCCTGGACTATGGCAATGCACTCGACAAAGAACAGGAGGTCATCGAAGCTCTCATGAATCCCAATTTTGGGAAGGGTATCGAGATCCGATTTGAGAGAGCAACAAGACGGACTCCGGATTCTCAGGAGTATCTAATCTCAGAGATAGAGCTGTCAGCTCTGCATACAATACAACTAACCTAATAAGGAGCATTTATGGCCTATTCAACAATCCCAAAAACACGCAGAGACGGTGTCATCACATTAAAGGACGGCACAGGAACTCCTGTCACTCTCGCAGTCAGCTACGAAGAGGGCAATCTCAGCATTGACACTCCAAAAGCGGCTCAGACTGTGATCAGAGACAGAGGAGTTATCACAACAGTACGCAAAGGCGATGACGAGCCATCTGCAAGCGGCTCATTCGCGGCTTATTTCCGTCAGTTCACAGACGCGTCAGAAGCTGGCTCAATCCTGGACTTCATCAACAAGACCGGACAATATGCGAGTAACGTCAGCACAGGATCAACAGGCTCTCCATTTGTAGAGTTCTATTGCGTAGATCTTGAGTATACAGTAGACGCTACTGCTCTCGGAGACGCAGATACTCATACAGCTACTCTCAGTAAATGCGTCTGTGTTGCATCCTTCTCAGAGGGAGATCCTAGCTCATTTACAATTAACTTTACTTGTTATGGCGGTGTTGTTTATAGCTAGACAACCACAGGAGACTACAGATGCAAATAACTATTAAAAAGCTCGGAGGGGAGATTGAGATCTCCTCTCCTTCCCTGGCGACATGCTTTGAGTTCGTGAGTCTATGGAGTGCAGAGACGGACAATGCTCAGCTCGCTCGTCTATGTGCCGGATCTATCGGAGTCTGCATTGATCACACTGCCAAGCTGCCTAAATACCGACCTGTCAAGCATCGTGCTAGTGACTACGGTCATTTGTGCCTTGATCGTCTGCTCGAAATGGGAGTAACGGCATCGGCAATCTATGAGCAGGGAGTCAAGTGCCTGTCATTTATGTCTCAGCGTATACCTACCGAGGCAGAGGTCGACGAAAGAGCAAATTTTTCCTCTTCTCCGGAGCCGGGCACTTAGATCGGCTCGCTCTCAAGATCTCGCGTCACTGGCATAAAGATCCAGGATGGTTTTTGACTCTCTCCTCCGAGCTGCAGACAGATTTGATTGCTGATTATATTTTGGATCAGGATACACAAAAGCAACGAGATGAGCGAAAAAAGCGGTATAATGTACAACAAGCGAGACGCATGAGAGAGAGGCTCAAAGATGGCTAAGGTCTTTTACAAACAGGGTAATGCAGCAGTATCTGTCTCTGACGAGCTAGAGAGACTCGTCAATCAGCTACTTGACGCAAATCCTATCATTAAAAAAACAATGCAAGACGAAATGGAGAAGATCTATCAGGAGGCCTATCGTCAATGGCCTGTCCGAGTCGAGCCTCCTCCGTCAGCGAGAAAAAAGATGATGCAAGAGATGACGAGACTCAAGGACTCAGGATCATCTCCTGCTCAGGCCTATGCAATAGCAAAAAGCATGCAAGACAGAGGCAAATTTAGCGCAGAGGATGCGAGTCAGGTAGAGATCTCAGACAAAAGCAAGGATTCCAAAAACAAACTTGAGAGAGGAGTCATGATTGACGGAGAGAATATAATTGCATTTATACGCAATACAGCTCCTTATGCCTGGGCAATCAAAACAGGACGGTATACTCTCAATAATCTCGCATACGGCACTCAGACGAGCAATGAGCTTTTATGGGTACCTGTGCGCAAGGCAGGCAACAAATTAGCTAATGCGATAGCGAGAGACATAATAAAACAAGGGAAAAAGAGGTAGTCATGGCAGAGGATGTCAATAAAAGCGTCGAGATAACTCTAAAAGCGAATCTCAAACAACTCCAGGACTCACTAAAAAAAATCCCTGGCATGACGAAGGAAGAGGCTCAGGCAATGACGAGAGCTCTTGCGTCAGAGTTCAACAAATCCGAAAAAGCTGCGAAAAAAGCAGCAGAGGAGAGCAAAAAAGCAGCAAAGGCCACAGCAGCAGCATACGAGGCTATGAGCAAAGACGCAGGAGACTCATTTGATAAGATGGCTCAGGAGGCATCATCATCGGCTCAGGAGATCAAGATCTCATTTGCAGACGCAGCAGGAGAGACAAATGCACTCTCTGACGGAGCGGAGACTCTCGGCACGAGTATGGGAGCCGCTACTCTCGCAGTCGACAAGCTCATCCCAGGACTAGATGACAGCGCAAAAAAAGCTCTTGAGATGGCCGACGGACTCGCAACGGCAGCAGAGCAGGCAATCAAAGGAGGACCAGTGACGATGGCTCTCACTGCTGCAGTCGTGGCAGGGACAGCAGCGTACAATCTGTATACGAGATCCTCACGTCTCGCAGCAGAGCAGCAAAGAGTCCTCGCAGCGGCTCAGGAGGAGGCAAACAGCAAACTTGACGAGCAATTTGCTATCGTGCAGGCTGTCACCGGAGACTTTAAGGACGCAAATAGAGAGTATCAACTCCTGACAGGACAGATCACACAGCTCGAGTACGATCTCGCTCAGGCAAGAGACATCTCAACAGCCAAAACAAAATCAGAGCTAGCAACTCAGCAAAAAAGGATCCAAGAGCAAGAGAGACTTCTCATCATACTAGACAAGGCGATCAAGAGCACAGGAGCGATCTCAGCAGAGGAGACAGAGCTCCTCAATCAGGCAATGGCTCTCAGTGATCAAAAACTAATACAGCAAGG